AAAAAAATACTAAACTAAGTGAAATACTTACTCAGATAGGTGTTTTAGAATCAAATAAACATGCGCTTCTGCACGAAATAGCTGGGGTAAATAAAGACTTAGAAGAGTTTAAAAAAGATCTTGAAGAAGAATACGGAGCAATTAATATTGATATGTCTACAGGAGAATACACTATTATCGAAAAAGAAGACGAAGATGGTGAATTAGCTGTGGTAAAAGCAGAAGACTAAAATGGATTCTGTTATAAGAAAGATCAGTATTGGTTCTGATTATAAAAACGATGCTATGCATTACTCTGTAGGCCAACAAGTTTATGGTGGCCACGAGATTGCGTATATTTTATTTGATGATCAAGATAGTTCTTATAATATTCATATAAAGAAAAACAACGAGGTATTGCCATGGAAGAAGTTTAATTCCCACATGGCAGTATCTGTTGAGTATGATTTAGAATATTAATGAAAAGTGTATATGATTTTATCATAAAGCCAGTTGGTAAGGTTTATGATAATTCTATAGATGTAGATGGCAAAGAGCTTTTACTAAATACTAGTATTGAAAAACATAAGTTTGTAAACAACAAAGCTATTGTAGTTTCAACGCCACTTGCTTTTGATACGCCTATAGAAGAAGGCGATGAAATTATAGTTCATCATAATATCTTTAGAAGGTATTATAATATGAAAGGTAAAGAGGTTAACAGTAGTAAGTTTTTTAAAAACGATCTTTACTTTTGTCAAATAGATCAAATATATTTATATAAAAAAATATACAAATGGTACGCGTTTGCTGATAGATGTTTCGCTATGCCACTTGAGAATAATAACGATCTAGAGCTCGATAAAGAGCAAAAGCTTATTGGTGTATTGAAATACGGTAATAAGTCCTTAGAAGCTAAAGGAATAAACGAGGGAGATACTATAGGCTTTACACCTAACAGTGAGTTTGAGTTTATTGTAAATAACCAAAGGCTTTATTGTATGAAATCAAATGATATTGTAATTAAGTATGAGCACCAAGAAAACCAAGTTGAATATAATCCAAGCTGGGCAAAAAGCAGTTGAGGAATTAATTAAGGTAGCTAAAGAACCTATTGTAGATTCAGATGATGACATTTCGGCTGATCGTTTAAAAAACGCGGCTGCAACAAAAAAGTTAGCTATATTCGATGCGTTTGAAATACTCAATCGTATTGAAGAAGAAAAAAGTATGCTTGATAATAAATCAGGTGATAGCAAACAAAAATCCTTTCAGGGTTTTGCAGAAGGTAGATCTAAATAATGTACAAACAAAATTTATTTACTGTACTTACAGATCACATAAAACCTCACGTGCTTAAAAGAAATAACAAAAGCAAGAAGTGGGAGTACGGTTATAACAAAGAACATGACATAGTTGTTATAAGTAAGACTGGTCAAATAGGTGATGTATATAAAATACAAAACCTTAAAATAGCATTACCACCTTTTAAAGATAAACTAAATAAGGATAAAGACAAATGGTCTAGAGAAGAATATCCTAAAGAATTAAATAAAATAAAAAGTGTATTTGAGTGGAATAAATACCCAGAGCACTTTAAAGAAAGATGGTATGAGTATATTGACGAAGAATTTAGGCGTCGTGACGAAGGTCATTGGTTCAATAACAAAGGTGTTGCTACTTATCTTACTGGTACTCATTACATGTACTTGCAGTGGAGTAAGATTGACGTTGGGGCAGCAGAATTTAGGGAGTCAAACAGATTATTCTTTATATTCTGGGAAGCTTGTAAAGCAGACTCGCGATGCTATGGCATGTGCTACCTTAAAAACAGACGGTCTGGCTTTAGCTTCATGGCATCAGGGGAAACTGTTAACCTTGCAACAATATCTAGCGACTCGAGATTCGGTATATTATCAAAATCAGGGGCTGATGCTAAAAAAATGTTTACCGACAAGGTAGTACCTATATCAGTAAACTACCCGTTCTTTTTTAAACCAATACAAGACGGTATGGACCGTCCTAAAACAGAATTAGCATATAGAGTACCGGCTTCAAAGTTAACTCGCAAAAAGTTAGATCAAGGTGAAACACCTGAAGAAGTTGTAGGACTTGACACTACTATTGACTGGAAAAACACAGGTGATAACAGCTATGATGGTGAAAAACTAAAGCTGCTCGTGCACGATGAATCAGGTAAATGGGAAAGACCTGATAACATATTAAACAACTGGAGAGTTACAAAAACCACTCTTAGATTAGGTAGCAGAATTGTAGGTAAGTGCATGATGGGTTCAACAAGTAACTCGCTTGATAAAGGCGGTGAAAACTTTAAAAAATTATACTATGCATCAGATGCTACCAAAAGAAACCGCAATGGACAAACTAGCTCAGGACTATATTCTTTGTTTATACCTATGGAATGGAATTACGAAGGATTCATTGATACTTATGGACACCCTGTCTTTGATACGCCGACAAAATCTGTTGAAGGATCAGATGGGCTTCAAATTGAAGTAGGTGTTATAAACCACTGGGAAAACGAAGTTGAAGGTTTAAAAGGTGATCAAGATAGTTTAAACGAATACTATCGTCAGTTTCCCAGAACTGAGCAACACGCGTTTAGAGATGAAACAAAAGACTCTTTATTTAATCTAACTAAGATATACGAGCAGATAGACTATAATGAAGAATCTGACAATTCTAAACTAGTAACAAGAGGAAATTTTATGTGGAGCAATGGTGTTAAAGATACCACGGTAAACTTTATACCTAGCACCAATGGAAGGTTTTTAGTTTCATGGGTACCACCTGTAGAATTACAAAATCGTGTAATAATAAAAAATGGAGTTAAATACCCTGGTAATGAACATTGCGGTGCTTTTGGTTGTGACTCTTATGATATATCAGGAACAGTAGATAATAGAGGTTCTAAAGGTGCTTTGCATGGCCTTACTAAGTTTAGTATGGAAAACGTTCCGGTTAATATGTTTTTCTTAGAATATATATCAAGACCTCCAACGGCTGAAATATTCTTTGAAGATGTACTTATGGCATTACACTTTTACGGTATGCCAATACTTGCAGAGAACAATAAACCAAGACTTTTATATTATTTAAAACGTAGAGGTTATAGAGCTTTCTCAATGAACAGACCGGATAAATTAAAATTGTCTGTTGCAGAAAGAGAGATAGGCGGAATACCTAACTCATCAGAAGATATTAAGCAAGCCCATGCTGCTGCTATTGAATCTTACATAGAAGATCACGTTGGGCTTAAAGAAACTACGTATGGTAACATGTATTTTCAAGAAACGTTAGAAGACTGGTCTAAGTTTAATATAAACAATAGAACTAAACACGACGCTTCTATTAGTTCGGGCCTAGCAATAATGGCTTGCAACAAAAACAGGTATACACCTGTGAATGTAGTTAAAAAAAATATTGTTCCTTTGGGCTTCAAGAAGTTTGATAACCAAGGTAGTATTTCAAAAATAATAAAATAGATGATTTATACTAATTCTAGTAGCACTTTTCCAAGTCAGGTAGTACCAGACGCAGAGAAAAAGACTTATGAATATGGTTTAGCCGTAGCGAAAGCTGTAGAGGACGAATGGTTTAGAGGAGACAGAGGAACTTTAAATGGCGGTAGATTTGGAACAAACTGGACAAGGTTTAATGATTTAAGACTTTACGCTAGAGGAGAACAAAGTGTAGCAAAATACAAAGACGAATTATCTACTAATGGTGATTTATCTTACCTTAATTTAGACTGGAAACCAGTGGCTGTATTATCTAAATTTGTAGACATTGTAGTTAACGGTATGACAGACAAAGGTTATGAAATAAAATCATTTGCTTCAGATCCGTATGCTATAAAACAAAGAACAGATTTTGCTTTTAATGCTTTGCGTGATATAGAAAATAAAGAAATGATCGATCAGCTTAATGCTGCCACCGGTAAAAACTTTTACGCATCGCCTGATCCTCAAGAATTACCTGTAAATAAAGAAGAATTAGATCTTTATCTTCAATTAAATTATAAGCAAGCTATAGAAATAGCTGAAGAAGAAGTTATTAGTAATGTATTTAATTACAAT